ATTTTCCTTTTCAATTTTCCGAACATTCTTAAACTCCGCAACCGACATACCTCTTTCCATGGCGTCGGCCTCGAAATACGAATCATCATCCTCAATCGCCTTGTTAAGAGCCTTTACGTCGGTCGGATCTACACCATACTTCTTTGCAAGTATCTCAAGAGTAGGTGCAAGTGCTTCATACTTTTCGGCACCTTCCTTTGTGCTTTTAAGCCTTTTTTGGATGGTATCCTGCATTTTGGCACCGTATTGATCCTTGTACTTGCCGTTGATAAGCTCCTCAAATTCAGCATTGAGGTCCGGAGTGTTGTTTGCATCGTCTGTTTTCTGCACATCGGCGACCTGTGCCTCGGGATTTGTTTCTTCAGCATCATTTTCCTGGATACCGTATTTGATATCGGAAAGTGAATCCGATTTTCCCTTGTTTACGCCCGACTGCGACACGGCGGCTGTCGCGTTTACGCCCGTCGTTCCCTCTGCTCCTGTGCCACCACCTGTACCGTCAGCAAACAACTGAAGGTCGACGAGAAGCGTCGGAAAAAAATTAACTGTTTTGTTCATATAGAACTCCTTAAAATTTCTGTCCGTATCGTGGACGAATCGTTGGTATATGTAAAGGCTTTATGCCTCACCAAGCATTTTTAATTCTACATACTGCGGATAGTCCCGTGCCAAAAGCGAATAGCCGACCTGAGCTACAAAGAATGCATTCAGCACTTCTGCAAGATACTCGTCAGTCGGATTTGCAACAATCAGCATATATCCGTCCTTCATTTCAAGCCTCGGTTTAACTGTTATTCCACCAAGTTTTTCGACATATTGAACATACTGAGCGACGGTATACGCGAGTATAGAAGCAGCGGAACAAACGATATCTTTTCCTTTTTCCGCCTGCCCTGCGTGTCCTTCAACACTCATTGCAATAGTACCCGACTCTTTAAGATAACTAAAGGTCACCGTAATCATCCAAATGCCTCCTTATGTCGGATTGGTGGACTCAGCCACTCTCTGTCGTGCCTTCTTGGTGGTCGAAGATTCCGCTTTTCCCTCTTCACCGCCAAGGGCTTCGGTCTGCTCTACACTGCCGGCGGAAGAGCTTATAGGAGCAGGTGCTACCCCACCGGTCACTCCTGCGGCTATTTGCTCGGCTAAATTACTACCCTCATGTTTATCTACGATCTGCGCCAGTGCGAGCATCTGCTGTTGCATCATCATCAACTGCTGATACATAGTACCATTTTGAGAAATCTTCTGCATGATGAACTGTTTTCGATCGAAGTCCATCATATCGAGACAAGCAAGAGCTTGGTCCGACATCTGCGGATTAAAGAAACCTGCACCGAAGAACTGTAGCGCTAATTCGTTTTGAGCCATCTTGCTGTAAGGCGATTGCTTTTGAGCAGTAATTTCGATATCAAACAACGGAACGCGATGTCCCATATCCATACCGAAATCGTTACCCTGGTGCGCGGGCTGAATACCTTCATTTGAATACTGCACAAACCGTGCCGCGCCGTTCTCGCCCATAATACGGAAGCATCTAGGCATATCGTAAAACTGCCTTATAAGCTCAATGACGATCAAACACACCTGACGGAAAGCTCTGTAGGAGGCTTTATTATTATCTCGTGACAGCTTAGAACCGGCTTCCTGCATTGCCGCAATAGCCGATGCGGCAGTTACACCGCTTGTAGTACCGCCGGTGGATATATCTCTGTTTCCGGTTGTTTCTTTAAGTTCATCGATTTTATCGTGAATGACCTGCACATAAATATCGCTAAGCGGCTTTCCCGAAACAGGAAGGATTGAGTCCTGTCCTAAGTTGCCGTCTACGTGAATAAAATCCTTAGTCGTATCGGCATACTCTTCCTCGTTTACCGAACCATCTGTGCGAATAAAGTGTCGCGGCTTTGAATTGGCAAGCATATTTTTCATAATTGCCTGATTGCCGCGGTCTATGTAGCTTTGTGCATCCTTACCGACATCGATATATCCGAAGCCTGCAGGAGTACCCTCAACGGTGAACAACGGATCAAATACAAACGGATAAAGTCCGTGGTTGTACCAACCGAGTTCAGCCAACGAACCTCTTACGACCTGACCCGTTTCGGGAACCGTCACCGGCTCTGTCTCATTTTCGGTAGCAAACAGCACAAAATCATTGACATACTTGCAGAAATGCAGGACGTTTTTTCCGTTTTGATGCTTCTTGTAGTACCAGTCGATTACCGCCGATTTACTCGATGTATCAACAGTATCGTCATATACGTATTTGCTGAGATCTATTGTCGAAGTACTGAGTTTGCCTTTCAACTGCGGATACATAGCCTCTAATGTCTCGTTGTCACACAATTCAACATGGAAAAGATGCTTTGATGCTTGAATATCGGTAATACCGGGTTCCCAAAACAGATTGATCAAATCGATCTTTTTGATAGAAATATCCCCGAGTCCGTTAAACTTCGTGCTATCCCACAGAACGCCATATACACCTGTGCCGCTTTTCAGCTTATAATTCCAAACCTCGGAATACGTCTTTTCGAAGTCGTTTTGTTCAAGAATAACAGGGATAATAGAAGTCAGCATTTCGGCTTCCTGCTTGTCTCCCTCTTCTCTCGGCAAAATATTGGGTGATGGGAAATTATCCATTGCATCCGCGTGCTTATTGGCAATACAGTTGAATAACCAAGCAGAGGTCGGCTGTATCTCATCACTCTTATCACGCATACACTCCCAATGACGGAGCTTATACCACTGCTCGTTGTCGACTATTCTCTGCTCAAGGTTGGCTTTCCCCTCTTTGTATTTGAGAAGTATCTGATTTGCCTTTTGTATTTCTTTAACGCCTATAGGTTGTTCAAGGACTTTAAATCCGTTCGCAGCAGGCATATTCTCAACACCCTGCATTGAATCGGCAGGGCCCTGGAGCTGTTTATTAAAACGGTTAAATAGAGCCACCTTAATCCTCCTTAATTATCATTCTCGGCTTCAAGGATGAAGCCTTCAACATTTCCTTAGGAATATCCAAAAAGATATTCAAAGGATTATTCTCATAACTGTCGGCCTTTTTAGCCGCTCTCGGTTTTATAGGCCTTGACATAAGAAAATATCTTACCTCGTCGGCCACGTGATCCTCACCGTCCGTGTCAAGATCCTCGGGTTTATGCTCATCGTATTGAAGCAAAGGGATCGTCCTTATAAAAGCCTTGCAGTTACTGAATATATACATCATCGGATATCCGTTCTCATCAAAGGCAAACCGATAGTGCACCTGCAACCATCCCGGGAGTCGTTTGTGGTCACCCGGCTGGAAAAACACACCGTGTTTTGCGGCTGTATCAGCAATTGATTCACCTGTTTCGGCATCCCATATTGCAGGATCAGCAATGCCTATGATCTTCTTGCCCTTTAGCCATCTGTGCTCTGTCTCAATTCGGTGTATCTCTTCGAACACTTTCGGAGGCGTCCATTTAACACCCTCATTTGGCGTTTTGGTGCAGCCGTACAATTCAAGGATGCGATAGACCACACCGTCATAATCAATAGCCCACCAACCGCAAGAAAATGGTTTATTATATCCCCAGTCAAACGAACGGTATATTTTCCAACCGTCAGGTATCTCGAACGGATCTATAACGTGAGTCCATTGCCTGTCACTGTAATGATCGGGCTTGTCCATAAAGTCTTCAAAGAACTGACCTTCAAATATATCCCAGTTGCCGTATAGCCACGCTTCACGGAGCTTTGGCGGCAACGCCTCAAGCTGTTCGATATAATCCGGTTGACTTTCAAGCAACACCTTGTTATCGGTAACAAGCGATTGAATAAAGGTGTAATCCTCGGGATTTTCTCCATCCTGGTACTTTTTATCAATAAAGATCCTTTTAAGATACCCGTGCCCTTGACCGCCCGGGTTCATCGTGTAATACACACGTTTGGGAAAATCGTTAACTCCTCGCAGACAGGCCGTAATCGTTTTCATCTGATATTCGCTCAGCTGCGTCGCCTCGTCGAGGAAAATTACGTCATATTCCACACCCTGGAGACGATCAAGGTCACCGTCCTTCGCACAATAAGTAAAATTAATGGTACTACCGTTTTGAAACTTCAGCACCTTATCCTTGTCGTTGTATTTCGCAATGCCCAACAGCATTGTCCGAAGAATGTTGATGTGGTTGTTGATCAATTCGGGATAGGTTCTGCGTACGATCAATACTCTGATACCGGCATATACAAGTGCCAGCAATGAAGCCTTGGTTCTTACAGCCCAGGATTTACCGCCACCACGAGCTCCGCCGAAGCCAATATGCTTGGTAGTGGCTCGTAAAAATTGTTGCTGTTTCTCACTCGGAGGAGATATCGTCAACTTTTTCATTGTCCGTACTCCTCCAAATCAGATTGAAGGGTCACTACAATATCCCTCGATTCCTCTTCCGCCATAGCCTGCTTCTCAAGGTTTTTAATACGTGCTTCCTGCTCTCTCATATCAGCATCCGACTTAACACCCTTAATGTCTCGCAGGTCCTTCAGAGCCGAGGTGTAATGCTTGAGACTTTGACTGTCAATAACATCAAGCCGATCGATGGTATCACTCAGCTTATCCAACAGCTTGTTTGCAACATCAATAACCTTTTTTGCCTTTTCCGCGTTTTTAGTACTTACAGCGGCAATTATTTTTGTGTCTGATTCAATCTCGGCTTGTTCCCTCAGCTTTACCCACTCACCGTCTTTTGCTACCCTGCGAAGAGTGCCAATGGGAACGTCGTATTTTTCGGCGAGCTTTCTGTAACTCGTACCGCCTGCAATATATTCCGATTTCAAACTGTTCCAATCCACAGAAAACTCCTTCCTTTGTCCTTTATAAACCCATTATAAAACAGTTTACTCAAAACCCGAACCCCCCTTATAAATTAAAAAAGGGAAGCATTACGCTCCCCTGTTTGATCGCATTTTTTCGAGCATTTTATATATCTCGCAAGCCTCATGGTCCTGCCGGCAATGCCTTTTTTTATACACGGAACATTCTGTGAAGTTTCCAAAAGCAAGATGGATAGACGTATTAGGCTCGACACCGTTACATAAAACCTCGTACTGTGTTTCTTTTTTGTAGAAAGGACATGACGCCGAATTGACGCGATATTGTCCTCGTTTCATTACTGCACCTCCATTTATCGTTCAATCCTTTCATAATCTTCTCTTTGGAACGGGATGCCGATCTGGTCGATGACGCGGATATCGGCGTGAGTCCAAAAGATCTCGTCGTTGATGTGTTCGTCCGAGAGCGTGGTGACTTTGTTTAAGAAGTCAGCGAGTCGCTGCTTACCGAACCCTGCGGTGTCGTTCAGAGCGATGCAGGCGATTTTGAGTATTCGCCGTGTGTATGTAGCCTGCTCGTCCCGGAGCTTGTCGTTTACAAACTCGGTCATTTGTTTGAGTTGGTTTTTTGAGAACTTGCTGTTGAGGGATAGCCGTGCGTTCATTGATCCTCACCCGCCAATTCTTTTAAGAGGTTGTTAAGATTTTTAGCCGATATTAGATAACTCGTTGCTACTAATGCACCGCTGCAAACAATTTCTGATTTTTTAGATTTTTCCTTCACCTTTTCAATACACTCCTTGTATGCTTCGGCTTTGATTTCTGCTAATGGGTCAATGTTACAGCCTGCTTTTTCAAGGAAAGTATTTTTTATAACATTTTTTAAAGTGTCATTCTCTGCTTCTGCTTTCAAAGCTCTATCCCGCATAACTCGGTAATCGTTGGCTCTTTTGTTGCCAAGTTCGGCAAGAGTAGACAACCTCTCAATTTCAGCGTTTGCGGTTTCAATAGTCTTGTCGGCAAGTCTTATGATGTTTTCATTTTTCTCATTCTCTGCTTGTAAGCGATTGATTAGGTCAAGAACCAAAGTTAATGCTTCATATAATTCGTGACTATCTTCGTCCGTGCCGTCATCGTTGTGATATGCTAATTTCTGCCAACTTTTCAGCACATCCAAAGCCTTTACAATCTCGCTATCGGTTAGTTTTTTATCGGGCATTTTGGTCACTCCTTTACTTCTTCAAAATATTCGGCGAGCGTTTCTGCAGATAATTCAAGCCAAGTGCCTTCATCGGCAGTTATTCCTTCAATTCTTATTTCTCCACCAATAAGTCTATGATTTGTTTCAATCCGCTCAAACATTGCACCTTGATGTATAGTCATTTCGTTTTCAGTAAAAAAACCGTTTTCATCATATGCATCTAATTGGAATGTTTCTTTGCAGATATATTTCATTACCCCTCACGCTCCTTCAACCATTCTTGATAAGCACACTCTTTTTCGTATTCTTCCAAAGCAAGTTGTTCTTTGTATTGTTCTTCTTCCAAAGCACAAGCCTGTTGATATTCTTCGTCTGAATAAAAGTCGCATCTATATGGCATTATTATTCAACTCCTTCAACTTCGCTTCTGCTTCCTCTTTGGTGAGGAATACTGTTTTGCCGAAATGTGTTGTTTGTATTTCTCGCATTATTGTAGGCTCTTCAATCAATATCAAAGTTGCCCACAATATCTGTCCAGTCCAATGAAAATTTAAAACCTCGTATTCTCTTGGATTGTTTATCAACCACACTTTATCCCCCACCTTACAAGGCGGTACTATAACACCGTTTTCCAAAAGGTGGTCAATAAGCACATTTGCTTCATAGTCGGTAAGTGCAATTTCGTTACCCCTAACTTGATTTATTAACTCTATCAGCCTTTCTATATCGGTCATTCGGTATCAACCTCGCTTTCAATGAAGCGTATAAATCTTTCATAACAACTTAAGCATAAATCCATTCGTTGTCCTGGTCCGGCTCGGTACTCACCAGGTGTCCACAGTTTAATTAACGCGGATTCACCGGCTACCGCTTGTGCGGAATGTCCAATTATTTCTGCACCGCAAATGTCGCATATATATGACATTGTTTTACTCATTCCGTTACCTCGCTTTCAAGCCATTTTTTTACACAACCGATACATTGCTCGTTGGTAATCTCGTCGCCGTAAGGACAGCAAAATTTATCACCGGTGCCCTTTTGACAATTACTAAAGCAAATATCATCGTTTGCACGGTATATCACATCCGCCAACTCCTCAACGCTCATAGCCTTTATTCGGTCGAAGTTGGTAAGTGGCTTTTTCAAATATTTTTCAAACGCTACCACACAATCGCCAAATAAACTACAAGTTCTACTGCAAGGGTATTTTACCTCATTACCGTTTAACAAACATTTCACTCCACCGCACCTTCCTTCCGTTTACCGTAACTGCAGTAGTGGTCATTATCCGTTGCAACTAAACCGTACCACTCGCCGTCGATCTCAGATTGCTTCCCGGTTCTGCTACACATAACTCTGCCTTTAAAGTCAACTTTGTGCTCGCAATTCTTGCACCTCACAACCTCAATCACATCGGCAGAGGGAATTGCTTCGGCGATTCTTTTCATTTGCAAACAGCTTAAACTTCCGTTGCAAGTGTTTCTGTTCTTTTCGTTAATTAACTCGATTAACGCTTCACGCTCTATGTAAGACATTATTCGGCTCCTTTCAATAATGAGATTTGGACGCTCACATTACCGAGCATCTTTTCCTTTGCTTCGGTGTAAAATTTCTTGTCGATCTCGAAACCATAACTATTACGACCGAGTTCGAAAGCGGCACGAAGCGTAGATCCACTACCGGCGCAAGGGTCAATCACCACGTCACCCTCATCAGTGAATATCTCGATAAGCCTTTTTAGAACACCAACCGGCTTTTGTGTAGGATGAATCTTCGGGTATTCCTTTGCATTATCACGCTTCCATTCGAACCAGTTAAAAATCATGTGCCCATTGTTATTGAATTTCGGCAGCTTATCACGATACAAAACCAAAGCATACTCTGTGGCACCCACGACCTTCATATTTGCTTTAAGCACCTGAGCAGAATAATTTTTACAAAAAAACGAGTGGTATATGGTGTTTAAATCCGTATTTCTCGCCGTACTGTATGACTGTAGGTATCTGCTGAAAAGAGCAGAATACTATCATTGCCGGTGCTTGTCCTCTTTCTTTTGGTTCTTTTTTCAAAAGTTTATTGCAGAAGTGAAAATACTCTGCAATATTAAATCGACCATCAGAATTAAAGAATGCTTTCGCCGCTTTCTTACTCTCGCCGTTCTTGTTATCACCGCCGATGTACCATTCTGTGCTTGAAGCATAAGCGTTCGCACCAAGATTATACGGAATATCCGCAATGACAAGCTGAGCTTTCGGGATATTGTATCGCTTATAATTTTGAAAATTATCATGATAAATTTCTGCTTTAATCATTCATTCACACTCCTATATCGCTATTCTGTTTGTGAGCTGTGCCATTGTTATTCATTTGTTTAACCTCTTTCTATTTTCATCTGCATATCCGGGTCAAAATTCATCCATAACTTTTCTGTACGGTGTAAACCCATCTGTGCAGTGGTTTCTTTTTCGGCCGTAAACCAATCAAACAATTCTGTATTATACAGCTCGCTATCATACCCGGATAAAATGACTTTGGATTTACTCGCCTTAAGAACAGATAGCAGTTTTTTGTGCGTATCGTTATCCATCTCCACAGCGTACATATTCTTTTTACGGATATCTCGAAGATACGGTGGATCACAGTAAATCAAAGTGTTTTCATTGTCGTACCGCTGAATCAGAGTAATAGCATCGGTACATTCGATTTGTGCTTCTTTAAGCCGACAGCTAACATCGTGTATTATCTGCGGCAGATCATTCCACATCGTTGCACACCGCGGACCACCATAAGTTTGCACATTACGCCAACTATTGCGAGAACTATTGCTTGTCCCAAAAGATTGGTGATATCTT